GCTTTTCAATCTCAGGATTCTCATAGCCAAAATTTCCAACAGATAATCTACTATAAAAGCCTGCATCCCAACAGCTGTCAGGCCAGAAAGATATATTAAGTGGATTACTTGAATAAAGCATATCATGTGAATTATATACAGCAGCTGCTAATAAAATGCCATTATCATAATCAAGCTCAAATTCCGTATCAATATCAGCACCTACATTTTGTAAGACCTTTTTTAATTTAGCTGTATCAAGTACGATTCTCGTATTATCTGGAACATCAATCCATCCAACATTAGTATTTCCTCCACCACTTGACATTTGTCTAACTACAAATGAATTACCCATATGAACCTCCTAAATATCTAAGGCTTGAACTTCAATAGTTCCTGAACCCTTAACATAAATCTTATCAGTATAAAAATCTTGGCTTTCAACCTTTCTAAAACTTTTAGAGACTTCCTCACCAATACCAGCTGAAATTAAAAAGCATTTGTCCTCATCAGTATTTGAGTCAAATGCCACTAAACAATCATCATCACTTAAATTCTTTACTAGGAAGAATCTAGACTTTTCTGGAAATCTAAACTCAGTCCAAGTTCCATTTATTTCTTTTCTTAATACATTATTCATCTTCTTCCTCCTCGCTTTGTTCTTTATTCCAGTCCTCTTCTTGTGCTTGTTTCAATTTTGAAACCACTAAGAACTCATCATATCTTTCAATATATTCATGTCCGAAATGTTTAGTTAATAAATAAACAATAGCTTTATAGTCAGGTCCGACCTGTTTCTTAATTCTATGTATTTTTCGTTTTTGTTCTTTACCAGCACCACGATCTTCAATGTACTGATCCTCTTCAACAATTTCATAACCAATTGCTTTTTTGTATAATGCATCCATCAAATCCTTTTTTAAATCAAGTTTTGCATTCTCTTGAATCTCAGCTATCTCTGGATGCTTTTTCTTTAATCTACTAAAAGTAGCTGTGTCAATATTGAGATATTTACACATCTCAGCCTGGGTTATCAATTTTCTAGAACAATCTTTAATAAATGCTTTTACACTTTCAAGTTGCCCTGTATCATCCCATACCTCCCAGATATCTCTTTTTGAACTCATCTATATCAAATCCTTTACTAAAAATAAAAAGAGACCTCAATTTCTTGAAATCTCTTTATGGCTTTGCCTAATTATATCATATCATAGGAGTTGACCGTTCACAACAGTTCAGACCAGCTCACAGTGAATCAATTTTTAGTTCCTTCTTAAGCCTTTTCCATGTATCTTTAGTTAAGTCAAATTTTTCACCATTACTTAAGAGTAATTCTACAGAAGTTGTACCAACAGTAACTCTGACAATTGAAGCTTCATTAATATAGTGTTCATAATAACTCGTTTGAATTCTAATAAACATATTATCTTCCTTTCTATTTATTTTAAATCGTATACTTCTATTTTTATTTAACACGAAAGTATAATGAAATGAAATATGAAAAAATAATGTAATTATCTTTCATTAATTATTAAAACATTTTTCACTTTTTATGAATGAAATTTTAGCAACCCAATAGCTCTCTCGTGTTTCCTCTTGATAGTTGCAGCACTACAATAAAGCCTACTTGCTATATCCTCCCAAGTCATCCAATCCAAGTAACGCATCACTAAAATCATTTCATATGACTCATCGTTTAAGTCCATAATAGTTCTCTCAGTTTCCTGCTTTATTAGTTTAGATTTCTTTACAAGCTCTTTTAGTTCATCCTCTGCTGTCTTCCTTTTTATCATCCATTTAACAAAAGGTGCCTCAGTATCTCTATTAGGACTTTTAGGCATGAAATCATAAGAGGGACCTGAAATAGATGATTCACGCTCTTTACAGAATTCTATGTATTGCTTCTTCACTTTTATTTCTTCTAAGATATTATGATATCTACATAAATATTCTTTTGCTGTCATTATTTAGTCCCTCCTATCCTTGCTTTGACTGCATCAATTAATGCTCTTTGAGTCATATCTTTATTCTTTAAAGCCCTCATGACATTTTCATCAATTGTGCCATCAGTAATAATATGAATAACTACTACTGTCTTATCCTTTTGTCCTTGCCTATAAAGACGTGCTACAGTTTGTTGGTATAATTCTAAGCTCCACGTTAGGCCAAACCAGACTAATGTCGAACCGCCTGCTTGCAGATTAAGTCCATGCCCAGCTGATGCTGGGTGTATCAAACCAACAGGTATTTTACCTTCATTCCATTCTTTAATAGTTTTGTCAGTATCAATTTCTTTAAAATCTACCTTTATGGAATTAAGTCTCTCCTTAATTCTATCTAGGTCGTGACGATACCAATATGCTACTAAGAGTGGTTTGCCATTTGCAGCTTCAATAATATCTTCAAGTGCATCTAACTTCTTTTGATGAAATTCATTAACAATCCCATCATCAAGATAAATTGCACCATTAGCCATTTGTGATAACTTACCACAAAGGACTCCTGCTGAACCTGCTGTTACCTCACCAGATTTAAAATCTATAGCAAGCTCATTCTCTAATTCGTTATAAACCTTCATTTCCTTATCATCTAAATAAACTTTATATTCAGTTGATACTAAATCAGGCATATGAAGATGATCTTCTGCCTTCATTGAAATAGTTATATCCGATACCTTTTTATAAATTAGTTTATCTGCACCAACTCTTGGTTTATATGAATATATAATTTCACCATTACGCTTATCAGGTAGAAAGTACTCATTTCTATAACCACCTATAAACTTTCCTAGTCTTGCTCCCATATCTAGGACTTTATATTCTGCGAATAAATCCATCAACCCATTTGAGGCTGGAGTTCCTGTTAATCCTACAATTCTTTTAATTCTAGGACGTACCTTCATTAGTGATTGAAACCTCTTTGACTTCCATGATTTAAAACTAGAAAGCTCATCAATGATAACCATATCAAAATCAAAGCGATAACCAGACTTCTCAATTAACCATTGGATATTCTCACGATTGATAATATAGATATCTGCTCTTTTAGCTAAGGCAGCCTTTCTAGTTTTTAGGTCACCTACAACTACAGATATTTCTAAATCTTTTAAATGGTCCCACTTCTTTATTTCCTCAGGCCATGTGGATACTGCTACTCTTAAAGGTGCAATAACTAAAACCTTTGAAACATCAAAATAATCAAACATCAAATCATTTATTGATGTTAATGTTATTGAGGTTTTACCAAGTCCCATATCTAAAAGTAAGGCTGCTATTTCTTTATTATCTATAAAATTAATTGCATAACTTTGATAATTATGTGGATTGTATATCATCTAATATCTCTCCTATCTTTGATACGTCATCAAGTACATAAGTCTTAAATCCTAAAGACCTTAACTTTTCATGACGCTTTATTTGAAGACGACGAGGCTTTTTACCTTTAGCTTTAACTTCTACAAAACCAATGTGCCCCATAGCAATTAAAACTAATCTATCTGGAATACCAGAAAACCCTGGACTTATTAGCTTTAAAGCTAATCCACCACGATTTTTAGTCTCATCAACTAATATTTTTTCTATATTTCTTTCTTCTGCCATACATTTTTTAACCGTGAACAAGTGAACAACGGGAACAAGATTTTCTATATACCCTATATACGCTTATATATACACATATTCAAAAATATACTCTATAGAAAAAGTTGTTCCACTTGTGTACTTGTTCCAACCTTTTATATCTTCTTATATAGACGTTGACGCCCATAAATAGGTATTCTTTTATTGGTTGTAGTCCTCTCCCATCCATCAATTTGAGCCATAATGGCAGCTATCTGATAACTATCTGATGACTTTAAATCTGACATATTCTTACAAAAGCACTCACACCAAATCTCTGCGTTAGACACTGATGTTCTTTTAACAGTTCCTTTTGGTGATGTAATATCACCAGATAGATAATTCCTTCTTGCATATAAATCCATAGAATCCCAATCATCTGGTAATGGTGTATTTAAGTATTCTTCTATCATTCCTTGACGTTCATCTTTTTCCATTGCATCCTTTTGTGCTTTTTCAGAGTCTGCTAAAATTGCACCCTCAAGATACAACTTCTCGCCCTGTTCATAATAGAATTTAACCTCAGCCCAGAATTGTTTTCTAAACTCATCATCAAATACCCACTTATGGATTTGTTCTGTTTGATGAAGTTTAATAATCCAGAATCTTCTGTTACCTGTAATATCACGAAGATATCCTCTTTCACCATTAACAGTTGCGATGATGATACACTGTCTTGGATGGCTTTCTACCACTCTACCGTAAGATGGACGGTACTTATCATCAGACGTAGTTATAAAGGCTTTTACCTTTTCAATATCCGCCTTTTTCATGCCTGCCAGCTCTCCGATCTCGATTATCCAGAACCCTTGTAACTTTTCCGCACCATCTTTTGAGTCCATATCAGTTAAAGATAAAGCGTCTGAATAATACTCCGATGTAACTAAATCCTTTAAAATCGTAGATTTACCTATTCCTTGTACACCATCTAAAACTATAATTGAGTCGAATTTCTGGCCAGGATTATAAATTCTTGAAACAGCAGCAACAAATGCCTTTTTTGTTACACTTCTAACGTAGGCATTATCATCTGCCATTAAATATTTGATGAATAAATCTTCAACACGTTTTAGGCCATCCCACTTAGGTAGATTATCTAAATAAACTCTTATAGGATGAAAGTGTCTATCATCAGCTATCTTTGTGAAATATACATTTAAATCATTCATAGTAAATGAACAATAATTAGAATCAAGATATGCTTTAAGTTGTGCTGTATCAGCCTCACGCCAATAACGTGAACCCGCAGGTCTATCCCACGGAAGTTTTCCTGTAACCTCAACCATATGTGCAAGTTCGTTATAAGCGAAGTTTCTTAAAGCTAGATCATTATTTAAGATCGTTGACAAATTGATTCCACATCTAATAATCGCGCCTGTCTTTTCATCTCTTAAAAGTTTACTCTTCCATTGGTTCGCTTTTTTATAATCTTCCGGTGCTTTATAGTTAGGATTAGCTTGAACCTTCTTATAAAACTTTAAAGCTGAATGCCAGATAGTTTTAAGTTCAGACTGGGGTAGTCTAGGATTACACTTATCTGACGCTTCTAAGAACTTGTTCTTAGCCTCTTCAGAGTTACCATATCTAACTAAGAGCTTAGCTGCTATCTTTGACATAGTAGCATTTCTGTTTCCTTCACTGATAACCTCAGGTATTGATGAACTACCTAAATCTAGAAATTCATTATATTCTTTTAAGAATTCAACGATATCTTTAGAGCCTTCTATGATTTCAACTTCTGCTGGATCAGTACCAAACAAGCATCTAGCCGCATCAAGCGTATTCGTATCAAAGAAAGGAAATATATTATTGATATCCTTTCTAATCTGGACATAGAGTTCCTTATCTTTGATTTCATCTTTTAAAGGAAATATAAGATGGAACTTTGGTCTTGGACCTTTTTTACCTTTTGATTTCATATGATTTCTAGAATACTGAATACAGATACACGTATCTTTAAAGAAATCTTTTATGTCATCTAAAGTTATAAAATCAGCTTCTACATCTGTATGATCATTATCTATATCCATAGGAAGAGCATTCGCAGATATGAAGTTGTCACTACTTCTATAATTATCTTTATATTTTGCAGTAACGAAATCTTTAGAAACAGCCTTTGTAAGTGTAGACTTATCTACAACTTCAATATGGTTTTTGTGATAGCAATTAGATGCTTTACCTATGCTATCCGTTTGATAAACATCGAATTTTATCATTTAGGCCACCTCATCTTTCAAACACTGAGTAATAAACTCTAGAGCTTCAATGATGGTTCTAAGTTCACTATCGCCGCCAAGCATTACTTCAAAATAAGCCTGACCATATTTATCTTTACCGCTATGAACTTCCATATCAGTTCCGCCTAGATCTGTTACTCTAAAGTAAGTCCTTGAACCATGACCAGAGTCACCACCATGGTATCCGTTAGTTCCCGCTTCAACTTCCAATACATTGCAGCAACATACTTCTCTTTGAAATGTATCTATAGTTCTACAATCTACATTTCTTTCTCTTCTTTTTACTTCAATCATTATTTTGACCTCCTAAAATTTGTAAGGACCAAATGCCCCTCAATTGTTTACGGACAAGTTGAGAGGCAATCGGCGGAATTTCCTATAGATTTCTATAATTTTTTAGTTTTTCTCTTAAAATAGCTATTCCTTTGTTAAGTCTATCCTTAACAGTTGAACGTGCTATTCCAGTATGTCGTTCGATTTCTGTAGGGTTCATATTATTAATTACAGTTAATTCTAGAACCACTTTTAGCTTGTCATCTAATAGTCTTATTTCCTTAATTAGAGCTTCACGTTTTTCTTGTTCGATTAGCTTATCTAAGATAGATTTCTTCTCACGTAAGTGTGGAGGTAGTTGGTCTCCATCCTCAAATTCGAATTGTTCATCATCTTCATCATTTCCACTAATCTTTTCAACAGAAATAGGAGCTCCCATTACTTGACTCAAATCATAACCTTCTAAGAACAACTTACAGTGGTTACAATCCTTATCGCAGCGCTTCATAAGTCCTCTAGAGTCATACTCTTTACATCTCCACTCACGCTGAGCTTCCTTTTCCTCTGCTTCATAAGGTCTAAGAATATCTCTTAGCATTTCATCGTCTACATACATTTTGTAAATACAACCCTCAAGGACTATAAAATTCTTGCGGTCTGGTCGCCATAAAACATACTCCCTACTTTGGATATGTTCTGGCATTTTCTTTAACTCTTCAGCACTAATGTATGGTGCTTCAAAGTCATAATCTTTTGGTGCCTTTACATCTTTGATGTAAAATGGCTTTTTTGATAATTTTGGCATCTTTTGTCTGAGACTAAAGTATGCCTAGTACATTCTGCAGATAGTACCAAGCATACCTAATCTGCAGTAACACCTTTGATGGAAGGAAAATGTACTGTTTCTTCCTTTTCATATATTTGTAGAATTAATATCATTTGATTTCCATCAACAGGTCATGACTCCTGCATCAAAATCCATTAATTCAATGGTCAATCCATATTCGCGAGTAGCTGGCCTTTTCACCAGCAGATGTTGTTAATTATTCACCGAAGATATTTTTAAGTAATATTTCTTCTGGTGTAGGCTTCTTTTCATCTAAGAAGTCAGGATGTTCTTTTTGATATAATCTTTTAAGAACATATAATGAATTAAGTTCGTTGCAAGCATCTGCAATTAGCTTATGCTCGCCATTCTTAACCATTTCAGGAGCACGAAATACGTGTTCTTTGAATAGACGCTTAATGCGTTTATCCAAGCAAATGGTATAATCATTTTGTTTTTCTTCTAGAGACTTGTAATTTTCAAATAAGAACTTAACATTTACATCCTTTGTAGATGCTTCAAGTACTTTTTCAAGCTCTAAAGGTAATCCAAGGATTTCATCCTTTTTGCCATCAGCATATGCTAAGGCAACACAGTCGATTGCTTTTTCAATTACTGAACGATTATGTTTTAGTTCTGAATACTTCTTATAAGTCTCATAATCAGAGCTTCCACAATCACCTAGTTTGAAAGTAAATTCTAGCATTTCGTCATTAATAGACTTTAATGCCTCACATAAAACATTGTTAAATAATGTTAAACTAAATATTTTCATAATTTGTACCGGCCTACATAGTTGCAATCTGTAGGTTTCCCTTTTCTTATTTTCCGTTAGATAATGCAACTTATCTTATTTATGCTATTGCAGCTAAACAATAGACTTTTAATTCTGCTCTAACCAAAGTAGCTATAAGGTTGATCAGACCTCATTTGATTAGAGCAGAAATTGTTTTTAATTAGTCTTTTTCACTTGCAAGTTCATCTTGCTTGAATAGTTCCCAGCCATCGACATTACCAAATTCGTCTCTAGGCCATTCGTCTTCATAGTTGTATGATTCTGTTTCTTTTGTTTCTTCATCTTCTTCTAAAAATTGATTTGCTAATCTTGACATATAATCACCCCGTCATATTTTTAAGCTTTACGATTTTATCCAATGATAATTGTGATATAATTAT